AACGTATACGGGGGGGCGCAGCGCGGCGTTTCGCTAGCGACTGGCTTCTTCACCGGGGAATCCACTTGGAAGCCACCTCGGTGAAAGCGCGAAATAAAGTCACAATATTACAGCGCCTTACGTTGGTCCGCCCGGCTCTCAGAGTGGATTTTACTGTTTCTGTCAAGAATCCACCCCGTGGAATCCAGGGAAGCCACCTGGACCAGAAGCCAGGCTTCGGAAGCCACCCCTCCGCGAAGGCATTGAATCCACTTCCGTTTTTCGTTTGACAATGCTGCCCCCCTTGACCTACCTATTGATCATCGAAGAATAGCGCCCGGAGGAAATCCCTCTCGGGCGCTTTCGTTTTTCTCCACATCGCGGATCTCGATTCTGCCGCTGCCGGTCTTGGCCGCGCAAATCGGCTTGCCCGCCCTGCCCAAAATGAGAACCACCCATGGACCTTGTCTTCGCGCCAAGCGAGATCGAGACGTGGCCGATTGATCGGCTGCGTCCCTACGCTCGAAACGCCAAGATGCATGGCGACGACCAGGTGGCCAAGATTGCGGCCAGCATGGCCAAGTTCGGCTGGACCGTGCCCTGCATGGTGGCCGACGATGGTGAGCTGATCGCCGGGCACGGCCGCGTGCTGGCGGCCACGATGCTCGGGCTGACCGACGTACCTGTGATCCGGCTCGGCCACCTCGATGAAGCTGAACGCCGCGCCTACCGCATTGCCGACAACAAGTTGACCGAGCTGGGCGACTGGGACGAGGCCATGCTGCGCGACGAGATCGCGGGGCTGCTGGCCGAGGATTTCGACCTGTCGCTGCTGGGCATCACCGGCGAGGATCTGGATGCCCTGCTGCGTGATCCGGACGCGCTGGGCGACGACGGGCCCATCGAGGGCGAGGATGACACTCCCGAACAGCCGGTCACGCCAGTGTCGGTGCCGGGCGACCTCTGGCAGCTTGGATCGCACCGGCTGATCTGCGGTGACAGCACGTCCGCCGATGTGATCGAGCGGTTGCTGGGCGACGTGAAGCCGCTCCTGATGGTGACCGATCCGCCCTATGGCGTGGAATATGACCCGTCATGGCGCAATCAGGCGGGCGCGGCAAAGACCAAACGCACTGGCAAGGTGCTGAACGATGATCGTGCCGACTGGCGCGAGGCTTGGGCATTGTTCCCCGGCGACGTCGCCTATGTCTGGCACGGTGCGCTGCACGCTGCGACCGTGGCCGAGAGCCTCGTCGCGGCCGGTTTCGCCGTGCGGTCGCAGATCATCTGGGCCAAGGATCGGCTTGTATTGAGCCGCGGCGACTATCACTGGCAGCACGAACCCTGCTGGTATGCCGTCAAGAAAACCGGCAAAGGCCATTGGGCGGGGGATCGCAAACAGACGACGCTCTGGCACATTTCCGGCAAGGATCAGGATGCCGCTACCGTGCACGGCACCCAGAAGCCGGTCGAATGCATGCGCCGCCCGATCCTGAACAATTCCAGCCCCGGCCAAGCGGTTTTTGAACCGTTCATGGGATCCGGCACCACGCTGATCGCGGCGGAAACCACCGGGCGAGTCTGCTTCGGAATCGAATTGAACCCGGCCTACGTCGATGTCGCCATTGAGCGTTGGCAGCAGTTCACCGGTGCCAATGCCGTGCTTGAAGGAACTGGCGAGTCCTTCGCCGACCTGAAGGCAAAGAGGCTCGCGGCATGAACGCGCCGCTTCTGCCCGGTCAGATCGAGCATTGGCCGCTGGACCGACTGAAGCCCTACGCCCGTAACGCCAAGACCCATGACGCTGACCAGGTGTCAAAGATCGCCGCCAGCATGGCCGAGTTCGGATGGACCGTGCCGGTGCTGGTGGCTGCTGATGGCGAGCTGATCGCTGGCCATGGCCGCATCCTGGCCGCCGCTCAACTTGGCCTAACGGAATCCCCGGTCATTATTCTGGGCCATCTCACCGAGGCGCAGCGCCGGGCGTATCGCATCGCCGACAACAAACTGACCGAACTGGGCGGCTGGGACGAGGCCCTGCTGTTGCAGGAGTTGCAGGCGCTGCTGGCCGAGGATTTCGACCTCGGGCTGATCGGGATCCCCGAGGACGAATTGGACGCCCTGTTGGCAGACGCCGATGGCGGACCGGCGATTTCCGACGACGACGCCGATGCGATTCCAGACCCGCCCGCAGAACCGATCACCAAGTCGGGCGACATCTGGGCGCTGGGCAAGCACCGGCTGTGCTGTGGCGATGCGACCGATCCTGCTGCCGTGGCCAAGCTCATGCAAGGCGAGCAAGCCACGCTGATGTTCACCTCGCCGCCTTACGCCCAGCAGCGCGACTATGGCGCGGCCAAGGAAAAGGTCGGTGATTGGGACGCGCTGATGCAGGGCGTCTTCACTGCGGCCCCGCTCAAAGCCGACGCGCAGCTGCTGGTCAATCTCGGCCTCGTGCACCGCGACGGCGAATGGTTGCCCTATTGGGAAGGATGGGTCGAATGGATGCGCAGCTCTGGCTGGCGGCGGTTTGGTTGGTATGTGTGGGATCAGGGCCCGGGCCTGCCGGGCGACTGGAACGGCCGCCTGGCGCCGTCGCACGAGTTCATTTTCCACTTCAACCACAGCTCACGCAAACCACACAAAACCGTCCCGTCCAAACACGCGGGCACAACGCTCGGCGGCGGTGGGCTTCGCGGAGCCGACGGCACCGTTCACGCCAAGACCGGCACCGGCAATGCGATCCAAAGCCACCGCATCCCCGACAGCGTTTTCCGCATCATGCGCCATAAAGGAGGGCTGGGCGCGGCCGGATCGCATCCGGCGGTGTTCCCGGTGGCGCTGGTCGAGGCGGTGCTGACAGCGTTTTCGGATCCCGACGATCTGATCTATGAACCGTTCTGCGGCTCCGGCACCCAGCTGGTCGCCGCCGAGCGCGCCGGGCAACGCTGCTTTGCGATGGAACTGGACCCGGTCTATTGCGACGTCGCGGTACGGCGGTGGGAGATGGCGACAGGGGATGTGGCGCGGCGCGATGGCAAGGGCGTGACCGTTGATGAATTGGAAGGAACGGCGGAATGAACATGCGCTGGCGATTGGCCGATCTGGTGCGGGCGATCCCGATCCAGCGCAATGATCTGAACCAGGCCATATCGCGCGACGGTTTTTGTCCGGAGCATACCCCCGAGTCGGGAAAGGAGCGCTGGTATAGCTGGCGCGACGTGGTGGCCATTGCCGTGGCACAGGAATTGCGCAACATCGGCCTCGGGCCATCAATCGCGTTTCGATATGTCCAGGAACACCTGTCGCAATATCTGCGCGCCAGCGTCGATCAGCCGGATGGCTGCACTGGGGTTGTCTGGTTGATTCATGGGTTTGAAGATTGGTTCAAAAACGAAAGCCGTAGCGAGTTTGTTCAACTCACCAACATTGGGGACATCTTGATTTCACCAGACGAAAGCGCATGCATCGTCGTCAATGTGGGTCAGATCGCAAACCGCATCCTCGATGAATTGCATGCGCCGGGGGGAGCCGAATGACCCAGTCCCGATGCATGTCTTTTGTTGAAGCCGTCACCAATGTTGCCGTGGGCTATGCGCTGGCGCTGGCAACCCAGATCGTGGTGTTCCCATGGTTCGGGCTGCATCCGAGCGTGGGCGAGAACCTCGCCATCGGCGCGATCTTCTTGGGTATCTCATTGCTGCGCAGCTACACTCTTCGCCGCCTGTTCGAACGCCGGTGTTCTCGTTCACGTCGCGGGTGATCCGGACGGTTAAGCGGGGCATCAGGCGGCGTCCAGCTTGTACACGGTGCCTCTCCCACCGACCTTTTCAGAGGCAACGGGCAGGCCGAGCTTCTTTTTCAGCCCCCCGGAGATCATGCCGCGCACCGAATGAGGCATCCAGCCAGTCTCCGCTGCGATCTCGGTGATGGACGCACCTTCGGGACGCTGCAGAAGCGCGATGATCTGCGCTTGTTTGGTGCCGGTGCGGATGTTGACCGGTTTCGGCACATCCGACGCAGGCGCCTGCGGGTCCGACTCCGGCGTGGCCTTGCGTAGCTTGGTCACCATGCCAACAACGACCGGCTCGATCCCGATGGCCAGCAGACCTGCTTCGGTCGCGATCAGCGTGGTGCCGTGGCCATCGCCGGTCTCGCGCCAGAGCGGTTCGCCTTTGCGGATGTCGGCATCGACCTCCTCGAGCCAGCCGCGCATCATCATCATGCTGACAACCTTTTGCGCAGCAGCGCCATGCAGCCCCTTGGGCAGCGGCATCGCGAGATTGTCTGCGCGCTGGGCTGCGGCATTGAGAATTGTGGTTTGCGTGTCGGTAAGTTTGGGCATCCGGGCCTCCGGCCTGATCGGGCGGCGCGGAATTGCGCGGCCTTCTACCGGGGCAAGCCCACCATATTGGCGGGCCGCTCTGTGGCGCGTGGTTCCGTTATTCTGCGTGCTCGCCCTCGCCAAACGCATTGTCAGTGATGCGCTTGAGCAGCCCGGCGTAGTGCTCAAGGGTGCCGACGTCGCCCCAGTTGATTTCTTCGGGGTGGCTGTTGAAATGGTCGTCGCTGAGCTGTGCCAAGCGGGCGAGCATCTCGTCGATTTCGGCCTTCTTGCCGATGAAAGCCGCGAGCGCGGCCTCCTTGTTCAGCCGGGCCTTTTCTGCGCGCAGCTGGTGGCGGGGTGTGGTGATCGGGTTGACGCGTGTCATGGTGTGGCTCCGTTGGGTGAGTTGCATCGTTTGCGTGTCATCACAATCGCTCTGCCGGGCCGATTATCGTAGGCAAATCAGAGCCATAAGATTTCATTCTGATCATTCGATCCGATCATGATCGGTCAGCGCAGCCTGTTCAGCCTCGTGCCTCTGAGCGGCATCGGGCGGATCACAACGGGCGTTAAGGATGGCTATGAAGAGCGCACGGGCGACGGTGGCCACCTCGTCAGCCACGGAGCTGGAAAGGTCGGCGTCATGGATCGCAATGGCCTCGCCCAGATCGGTCAGGGCATAAAGCGTGGCGAACTCCGCCTCGGGCGGATCGCAAGTGATGGTGTCGCGATCCCCGGGGCTGACGGCGACGCTGCGGCAGAACCGCAGATCGAAGCCGAGGACGCAGTTGCGGCGGATCAGATCGGCGAGGGTGTCGCCTTCGCGCAGGCAATTGCAGGGGATGGTCATCGGGGCCTCCGTTAAATCAGCTGCAGGTCGGCCAGCACGGCACTGGCAGCAGCCAGCTGCGTCGTAGGCAGTTCGACCTTGATGTGCGTGATCACGTCCGAGGCCTCGGCGGTGATCCCGTCTTCGCGCAGCGCGGCCTCGATGGCGGCGGCGACGGCGTCGGGGCGCGAGCGGTCGAACGGTTCGGGCAGCGCATCATGGTCAATGCGGATTGTGGTGATGGCGGTCATGGTCTGGTCTCCGATCCTGGGGTGATTTCCTGATCAAAGAGTCGCTTGTCGGGCGAGTGCAATCAACTGAATAAGACATATATTTTCGTTTAAAGCCAATATGTTGAGGTCAATCCTATTGCCATGGAAGGTATGTCCGAGCGCGAATATTCCGCCCATTCCGGCCTGTCGCGCGGCGCCATTCAAAAGGCGCGCAAGGCTGGACGACTGGCGATCTACGGTGATGGCTCGATCAACGCCGCCGCGTCCGATGTGCGACGCGCCGAGATGACCGATCCCGATCAGCAGCGCCGCAGCACCGGCGGCGACACCGGGTTTTCCGGTCCGGCCGACAGCTCCTCCTATCTGAAGGCCCGCACCGCACTGACCGTCTATCAGGCGCAGGAACGTCAGCTGGCGATCCAGAAGAAGAAGGGCACGCTGGTCGATCGGGCCCGGGCGGAAACGCTGGTGTTTCGCTTGGCGCGACAGGAACGCGACGTCTGGGTGACCTGGCCCAGCAGAGTGGCGGCGCTGATGGCGGCGGACGTGGCCGCAGAGGTGGAAAAACAATCGGGCAATCCGGAGAAATCCGGCGAGCCGGTGATGATCGAGGCCGCGATCCTGCAGAGGGTGCTGGAAACCCATGTCAGAGCGCAACTCGACGCCCTCGCCGATCTCCGGGTCAGCCTCGGATAGCGACAACACGACAACCAGCGATCTGACCGATGATCAGCTGACAGACGGGCTTGATCTCGGGTTTGACGGGGCCGAGGACATCCTGCGGTCCTGGCGTCGCGGGATGCGTCCTGATCCGGACCTGACGGTTTCGGAATGGGCAGATCAGCACCGCAAACTGTCGTCGCGCGCTTCGGCAGAACCGGGCCAGTACCGAACCGCGCGCACGCCTTACTTGCGCGAGATCATGGATGCGTTGTCGCCGCGCCACCCGGCGCAGCGGATCAGCTTCATGAAGGCCGCGCAGGTTGGCGCCACCGAGGCGGGCAACAACTGGATCGGCTTCGTGATCCACCACGCGCCGGGACCGATGCTGGCGGTGCTGCCGACGGTGGAAATGGCCAAGCGGTCGTCGCGCGGGCGGCTGGACCCTCTAATTGCTGACAGCCCGGCACTTCGGGAACGGGTGAACCCGGCGCGGTCGCGCGATGCGGGCAACTCGATGCTGTCCAAGGAATTCCCCGGCGGGATCCTGGTGCTGACTGGTGCGAACTCGGCCACAGGCCTGCGGTCGATGCCCGCGCGCTACATCTTTCTCGATGAGGTCGACGCCTATCCGGCTTCCGCCGACGAGGAAGGTGATCCGGTCACGCTGGCCGAAGCGCGGACGACCACGTTCTCGCACCGGCGCAAGGTGTTCATGGTCTCGACGCCAACCATCCGGGGGTTGAGCCGGATTGAACGCGAGTTCGAAGCGAGCGACCAGCGGCGGTATTTCGTGCCCTGTCCACATTGCGGGGCGATGCAGTGGCTGCAGTTTGAAAGGCTGCGCTGGGACAAGGGGCGGCCCGACACGGCGGCATACCACTGCGAAGGTTGTGAGAAGCCCATTGCCGAGCATCACAAGACGCAAATGCTGGAGCGTGGCGAATGGCGGGCAACGGCGGTGTCCGCCGATCCGCATTCCATCGGCTTCCACCTCTCGGCACTCTATTCGCCGCTGGGCTGGAAAAGCTGGGCGCAGATCGCCCGGGACTGGCTGGCGGCGCAGGGCTCGGAAGAGATGCTGCGCGCGGCGCGCAACACCCTGCTGGGCGAGACATGGGTTGAGTCGGGCGATGCGCCGGAATGGCAGCGGCTGGCGGAACGCCGCGAAACCTTCGGGGCGCAGATTCCGGAAGGCGGGCTGTTCCTGACCGCGGGCGTGGATGTGCAGAAGGACCGGATCGAGGTCGATGTTTGGGCCTGGGGACGCGGGCTGGAAAGCTGGCTGATCGATCACATCGTCATCGCGGGCGGTCCCGACGATCCGGACTGCTGGGACAAGCTGACCGCCTTGCTGGGCCGCACCTGGACCCATGCCAACGGCGCTGTGATGGTGATTGCCAAACTGGCGATCGACACCGGCTATGAAGCCGCCGCGGTTTACGCATGGGCGCGGGCGCAGGGCTTCGAGCAGGTCTCGCCAATCAAGGGGCTGGAAGGCTTCAATCGCGCCACGCCAGTGTCTGGCCCGACCTTTGTCGACGCCACCATCGGCGGCAAGCGTTTGCGCCGCGGCGCACGGCTGTGGTCGATCGCCACCGCCACATTCAAGACAGAGACCTATCGCTTCCTGCGGCTCGAGCGCCCCTCGGACGAGGATCGCGCGCTGGGCGTCTGTGACGCGCCGGGCACCGTCCATCTGCCCGACTGGATCGACACGGAATGGCTGAAGCAGCTGGTGGCAGAGCAGCTGGTCACCGTGCGCAACAAGCGCGGCTATGCCCATCCCGAATGGCAGAAGATGCGCGAGCGCAACGAGGCGCTGGATTGCCGGGTCTATGCCCGCGCGGCGACATGGATCCTTGGGGTGGATCGCTGGGACGAGGCGACGTGGCGCAGGCTTGAAGAACAGGCCGGTGTAGAAACCCGACCGGCGCGGCAAACGGACACGCCGTCCGAACCCACAACGCCTGCCACGCCGACGGCCGGGACACCGACAACGCCACGGCGCAAACGCCGGGTCTACACACCAAACTTTATGAGGGACTGAGATGGATCTGGAACGGATGCGCGCGCTTCTGACCGCACTGCAGGAGGCACGCTACGCGGGCGTCCGGTCGGTCAGCTATGACGGCAAGACCATCGCCTATGGCTCGGACGTCGAACTGGCGAATGCCATTGCCGATCTGGAAGGTCGGATTGCCACGGCCATTTCCGGCACCCCGCGACGTCGGCGCTGGGGCGCTGTCGCCTCAAAGGGTCTGTAACCCATGGCGTTTGAAGCCTTTCGCCAGCGCATCGGCAGCATTATCGGCGGGTTTGACGCGGCGCAGGCCCACCGGCGGCTGCGGGGTTTCCGGGCCAGCCGCGCCCACGTGAACACCCTGATCGCCGCCTCGGGCGACACGATCACCGCCCGCGCCCGCTGGTTGGTGCGCAACAATGGCTATGCTGCCAATGCGGTGGAATCCTTCGCCAGCAATGTGGTCGGCGATGGCATCAAGCCTTCGTCCACCATTGCCGATGCCGCAAAGAAGGAAGAGCTGCAGGCGCTGTGGCTGGCCTGGACCGATGATGCAGATGTCGAAGGACTGACCGATTTCTACGGGCTGCAGCGCCGCGCCGCGCGCGAGGTCTATCTCGCGGGCGAGGTGTTCATCCGGATCCGGCCGCGCCGGGCCGAGGACGGTCTGACCGTGCCGCTGCAATTGCAGATGCTGCCTGCGGAAATGCTGCCGCTCGACATGAGCCGCGAATTGCCCGGCGTTGGCCTGATCCGGCAGGGGATTGAGTTCGACGGCATCGGTCGCCGCGTCGCCTATCACTTCCTGCGCCGTCATCCCGGAGATTTGACCGATCCGGGGTTGGCGGGCGAGACGACACGGGTGCCTGCGTCCGAAGTGATCCATGTATTGGACCCGGTCGAGGCCGGGCAGCTGCGCGGCGTATCGCGATTTTCCGCTGCGATCGTCAAGCTGTTCACGCTGGATCTCTACGACGATGCCGAGTTGGAGCGCAAAAAGATCGCGGCGATGTTCGCGATGTTCATCACCTCGCCCGCCCCTGAAACTCCGCTGGAACCGACGGAAGAGGATCTGGAGGTCGAGCCCGGCCAGGTGGTGCGCCTTGATCCCGGTGAAGACGTGTCCACCCCAGCGACGCCGGATTCCGGTGGCACCTATGAGCCGTTCCAGTACCGCACCTTGCTGCAAATCGCAGCGGCGCTCGGCATCCCCTATGGCTATCTGACCGGCGATACGGCCAAGGGCAACTTCTCCAATACGCGGATATCGCTCATCGAGTTCCGCCGCCGCATCTCGGCCTTCCAGCACAGTGTGATGGTCTACCAGATGGGCCGCGCGGTCTGGACCCGCTGGATGGATACCGCCGTACTCTCGGGCGCGCTGTATCTGCCCGGCTACGACAGCCAGCGGCGGCAGTATCAGGCTTGCGCCTGGCTGCCGACCAAATGGGACTGGGTCGATCCGATGAAGGACGCCTCGGCCGAGATTCTGCAGATCGAAGCGGGCCTCAAATCCCGCACGCAGGCCATTTCCGAGCGCGGCTATGACGCCGAACAGGTCGACCGCGAGATTGCCGCAGAGCGCAAACGCGAACTGGCGCTGGGCCTCGATTTCCGGCGACCGGGGTCGCCCGCGCAGGGGCCGAGCCATGGGGCCACGAAGGATGACGATCCGGCCAATGGCGATCATGACGATGCGCCAGAAGATACTGAAGAAGAGCCCGACCCCAAGGATGAACCGTGATGCACCACGCCCAGATCGCCCAGCGCGCCTTCAACACGCCGCTGATGGTGGACCCTGCCAAGGCACTGGCGTTCCTCTCGGGGCTGGGGCCGCGCATCACCGGCCAGGACATCACCTTCCAAGGGCTGGAGGTGGATACGGCAGATCAGGTCGAAGCCAAGATGCCCGCCCGCGCTTCGCTCTTTGGCAACGACCTCGCCCAGCGCCATCAGCGCAATGGAAGCCAGCCCTTCGCGGTGGTCGAGGGCATCGCAGTGATCGAAATCGCCGGAACGCTGGTGCATCGCGGAGCGTGGATCGGGCAATCCTCGGGGCTGACGTCTTACGAGGGGATCGCCGCGCAATTGCAGGCGGCATCGGCCGACCCTGCGGTGCGGGGCATTGCCCTCGACATCGACAGCTTCGGCGGTGAGGTCGCGGGGGCCTTCGATCTGGCCGACCGCATCCGGTCGGCACGCGCGCAAAAGCCGGTGCAGGCCTTCGTGGCGGAACATGCGCTGTCCGCCGGTTACGTTCTGGCCTCCCAGGCCGACCGGATCATCCTGCCGCGCACCGGGGCAGTTGGCAGCATCGGGGTCGTGGCGCTGCACACCGACATGAGCGGGGCGCTGGACCAGAAGGGCATCGCCGTCACGCTGATCCATGCCGGAATCCACAAGATCGACGCCAATCCCTACCAGCCACTGCCGGAGGCGGTGCACGACCAGATGCAGCGCGAGCTGGAGGTCGTGCGCTTCCTATTTGCCGAAACCGTTGCCGCCGGGCGCGGGGATCGTCTCAGCCATGCGGCGGCGCTGGCAACAGAGGCTGCCGTGTTCCGCGGCGCTGATGCCATTGCCGCTGGTCTGGCCGACGAGCTTGCTGATCCTGTCACCGCCTTCCGCGCCTTCGCCGCCGCCCCAGGGGGCATCAATCCCACCAGCAGAAAGGGTCCACAGATGACCACCGACTCCACCGACACCCAGAATCCGGCCTCGGCCGCCACCCCAGCCACCGAGGTTGCTCCCGAACCGCCCGTTGAAGCCGCCGCACCCGCGCTCACGCCCGACCCAGCCACTATGAGCGCCGACGCCATCCGGGCCGAAGCGGCCGAGGTGGCACAGGTCTGCGCGCAGGCCGCCCGGCTGGGTGTGGACATCGACGCCGCCGACGCCGTTGCGCGCGGGCTGAAACCCGAAGCCCTGCGCGCCCGCGTGCTGGCCGATCTCGCCTCGCGCGGCGATGCGGCAGGCATCATCGCCACGGCCCCGGCGGCGGCCGCCGCCAAGGACAGCCCGATTATCGCCGCCGCAAAGAAGGCCGCCACAGCCTCGCGCTGAACGCAGCCCCACCCCCAAAACATGGAGACTGACCAATGCCAGTCCTGACAGAACCGCCCAGCATGGGCGATGTCCTCAAATATGAGGTCAACCCGAACTATACCCGCGAAGTGGTCACGCTGCTGCAAGGCATGCCCTATCCGGTCGGCTCGGTGCTCGGAAAAATCACCGCCAGCGGCAAATACAAGCTGTCGACCAGTGGTGGCACAGATGGTGCGCAGACCGCCAGCGCCGTCTTGCTCTACGCCGTCGATGCCACGCTCGCTGATGCCAGCGGCATTGTGATCGCACGCGGGCCCTCGATCGTGTCGCGGGCAGGCCTCGCTTACGACGGCACCGTCGATGACAGCGCGAAGATCACCACCAAGATTGGCCAGCTCGCCGCTGTCGGCATCATTGCCCGCGACGGCGTCTGATCCCGAACCAGCCCAGCGCATCCCCATCCATCCTTCATTCCCTCGGAGCCCCCCATGACCCTTGTCCGCAACCCGTTTGACGCTGGCGGCTATTCGCTGGCCGAAATGACGCAGGCCATCAATATCCTGCCCAACCTCTACACCCGCCTTGGTCAGATCGGCCTCTTCCGCTTCGAAGGCGTCAGCCAGCGTTCGGTGATCATTGAGCAATATGAGGGCGTGCTGAACCTGCTGCCCTCGGTCCCGCTCGGCGGGCCCGCCACGGTTGGCACCCGCGAGGGGCGTGCCATGCGCAGCTTTGCCCTACCGTGGATTCCGCATGATGACGTGATCCTGCCCGGCGACATTCAGGGAAGTCCGGCGCTGGGCGTGTTCGATGGTGCCGATCCGCTGGTTGAGGTGATGAACCGCAAGCTAATGCTGATGCGCCGCAAGCACGCCCAGACCCGCGAATACATGGAGATGAACGCGCTGCGCGGCATCGTGAAAGATGGGGCCGGGACCACCCTCTACAACTACTTCACCGAGTTCGGCTTGGCACAAATCTCGGTGGACTTCCTGCTCGGCACAGCGGGCACCAATGTTCAGGGCAAGGTCCGCGAGGTGCTGCGCGCGGTGGAAGACAACCTTCTGGGTGAGGCAATGTCCTCGGTCCATGCCCTCGTCAGCCGCGAGTTCTTCGACAAGCTGATCTCGCACCCGAAAACCGAGGAGGCCTACAAGTTCTATGCGGCCACCGGAGCCCAGCCCCTGCGGGAGGACATGCGCCGCAACTTCCCCTTCGCAGGCATCGTGTTTGAGGAATATTCGGGCACCGTCACGCTTTCGACCAACGCCAGCGAACGGCTGGTTCCGGCCAGCGAAGGCATCGCGTTTCCACTCGGCACCATGGACACCTTCACCACTTATGGCGGCCCGGCCAACCTGCTGGAGGCGGCCAACACCATGGGCCTGCCGCTCTACGCCCGCCAGCATCTCGACGAGAAAGGCCGCTGGATCGATCTGATGACGGAGGCCTCGATCCTGCCGGTTAACAAGCGGCCGCGTATCGCGATTCGCCTGCACACCTCGAACTGACGCACCATGACTGTCTTTGCCGCCGCCATGGATCGGATCTTCGCCAACCCGTCCATGGCGGTGGTCGCATTGTGGATCTCAGGCACCACGTCGGAGGAACGCACGATCCGGGTGATCCGTCGCGCCCCGGATCGTATCACCGAGTTCGGCGCTGCGCGGCTCATGAGTGACACGATGGTGCTGGATGTACGCGTCTCCGACCTGGCCGATCCGCGCCCGGGCGATCTGATCGTGATCGGCACTGACAGTTTCACGATCCAGGGAGAGCCTGTGCGTGACAGCGACCGCCTCATCTGGACGTTGGATCTGCGGCCATCATGAAGCTGAAACTCGACATTGATCCGGACATCGTGGCGATGATGGCAGCGGAAATCAAATCCGGGGAAAGAGCTGTCAGCGCCGCGATGCGCGAGGCCGGAACCGGGCTTAAATCCGACTGGCGGGGACAAATCACCCGTGCGGGGCTCGGGCGGCGGCTGGCGAACTCGATCCGCAACCAGAACTTCCCGAGGTCGGGCGAAAGCCTCGATGCCGCCGCGCTGGTCTGGTCCAAGGCCCCGGTGATCATCAGCGCGCATGACACCGGGCCGCTGATCCGGTCGCGGGATGGTTTCTGGCTTGCGATCCCGACGCCAGCTGCCGGGAAAAGCCGCAAAGGCGGGCGCATTACACCCCTTGAGTGGGAGCGCCGCACCGGTCTGCGTCTGCGGTTTGTCTATCGTCGGAGGGGGCCAAGCCTGCTCGTGGCCGAGGGTCGGTTGAACACCAAAGGCCGGGCCGTGGCGTCCAGATCCAAGACCGGGCGCGGCGTGGCAACCGTGCCGATCTTTCTCCTGGTGCCGCAGGTCAAGCTGCCGAAGCGGCTGAACCTCGACCGCGACGCAGAGCGGGCTTTAGACAGCGTGCCGGGGTTGATCGTGGCGAACTGGGTGGACGGCCGATTTGGAAAATGACGCTCTGGTAGACGTTTCAGCCTTTCGCCGCCAATATGAACCGACTGGGCGGACGTGCCGGGTAGTCACCGTGCTCCCGGATTTCGAAGCCTATATCGGCAATCTCTCGCTCCAGCGACGCTGGCGTCAAGAACCGTAACTTCGGCGCTTTTCCAAAGAAATGCAGAGCCGCTACTATAGGCTGCAATATACGGTAGCCACCGCCGAGACATGGGGTCTTGGAGATGAAGAGGCCACCGGGACGCAATCGGCGCGAGACGTCTTCAAGCGCGACGCGCCGGTCAGAGAGGAGATGGAGGACATTAAAGGCAAGGACGACATCGAATGGTCCTTCAGGCAAGGACGCGTCGCCGACTTGCGCAATGCGGAGGTCCAGATTTTGGATTTTGGCCTCAGCCTGCTTCTCACGGGCGACGGCGATCATCTCAGCGGAGTAGTCAGTGGCGATATATTGCCCGACTGACGGCGCAAGGCGTATTCCGGTCGATCCCGTACCGCAGCCCAATTCCAGCACACGGTCTGTTGATTCAAGATGTGCACGGACACGATCAAGCGTGGTCTCGTAGGCCGAAGGATTACGTACCGACATGCCCGCATAGCGGCGTGCGACACGATTCCAAAAGGCCGAGGGATCTGTGTTCTCAGGCATAGATGATGGGCCTTCTTGCTTTGGGCGCCGATTGATAAATGATTTGATCCAACAGTTCTATCAATGCGCTCTGCTCAGTGCCAGTTGTCGCCATGCTTGATCTGGCTTCCAGCGCGCAGACGATACAGGCTTGAATTCCGAAGCTGCATTGTCTGTGATTAATTTCGATATCTTGCCAAGTTGAGACGCTCTGCGGGAAGAATGGAGTTTTTGGCTTCAGCTTGGCGCTCGCTGCATCTGTAAGAGAACACAAGATCATGCCCACCCTCCGCGAAACCATCCTCACCGCCCTGCACGCGGGGCTTTCGACGCTGCCCGCCACCGCACTGCGCGGTGATGTGCTGCCCGAGCGCGTGCCCGCCGTTGGCCTGCTGATCCTCCGGGATGGCGAGCCGGGTGAGCCCGACGTCACGCTGTCGCCACTGCGCTACCATTACCAGCACCGCGCCGAGATTGAGGCAGTCGTGCAGGGCACCGACCGGGACGCGGCCTTTGACACGCTGACCGCCAGCATCGGCGCGGCGATTGTTGCCGATCGCACGCTTGGCGGGCTCTGTGACTGGGTCGAAGCCGAGGCACCCCGTCCGGTCGATCTGCCCATCGAGGGCGCGGCCAGCATGAAAGCTGCGGTGATCCCGGTGGTGCTACATTATTACACGGCCGACCCACTGGCCTGATCATCCGGCTTCGTGTCTTTGGCATATGGTCGGAGCGTGAACTTCCCCTCAACCTGCGCACCACTCTCGATGCTCAGGCTCTCATAGGTGATTTCGCCCATCACACGCGCGCTTGCGTGCAGCCTTACCTTGCCGCCCATGACCTGGCCATCGAAGCGGCCCTTGATGGTGATGCTGGCGGCGTGGAGTTCGCCTTCGACCTCGCCTGCTTCCTCGATGACGATCGCGGACGCTTCCACGCGTCCCTTGACGTAACCGGGCAACTCGACGGTGCCAGGAAAATGCAACTCGCCAGTGATGCGCGAACCTGCACCAAGATGCGAGCGACCACCGGATCCGGCGGCGGGAGACTTTTCGTCCGTCATTGATGATCTGCCCTTTTGAGTTTCGGCCCCTTCCGGGGATCATACGCTTCAACATACAGGAGAAACCCCCATGGCAAGAGCCCAAGGGGCGCGGGCGCAGATGGCGCTTGCGTTCGAGACGACCTATGGAACGCCGCCGGTGGGCAGTTTCACGAAAATGCCCTTCGCCAGCACCTCGCTTGGCGCGGAGCAGCCGCTGCTGAGCTCGGAACTGCTGGGCTATGGCCGGGATCCGCTGGCGCCGATCAAGGATGCGGTGACGGCGGATGGCGATGTTGTGGTGCCGCTGGACGCCGAGGCCTTCGGGTTCTGGCTGAAGGCGGCATTCGGTGATCCGACCACGACTGGCACCGGCCCCTGGACGCATGATTTCCAGTCGGGTGCCTGGACGCTGCCCAGTATGTCAATTGAAACCGGCATGCCCGAGGTGCCGCGTTTTGCGATGTATTCCGGCTGCGTGCTCGACCAGATCAACTGGCAAATGCAGCGATCTGGCCTGCTGACTGCGACAGCCCGGCTCGTGGCGCAAGGCGAGACGGTGGGCACGACGACCAGCGCAGGCACACCCGCCGCGCTGGAATTGCAGCGTTTTGGCCATTTCAACGGGGCGATTACGCGCAACGGCGCAGCCCTCGGCAATGTCGTTTCAGCCGACATCACCTACGCCAACAATCTCGACCGGATCGAGACCATCCGCTCGGACGGCCGCATCGACGGCGCTGACCCGTCCATTGCGGCTCTGACCGGCTCCATCGAGGTGCGCTTCGCCGATCAAACGCTGGTGACACAAGCGATCAACGGCGATCCCTGTGAGATCGAGTTCGCCTACGTCTTGCCGTCTGGCGAGAGTTTCACCTTCACGGTGCACGCCGTTTATCTGCCGCGCCCCCGGATCGAGATTTCCGGGCCGCAGGGCGTTCAGGCCACCTTCGATTGGCAGGCAGCCCGCGACAGCGTGGTTGGTCGGATGTGCACCGCAACCCTGATCAATGATATTGAGGTATATTGATGCTGACGCTCGATTTGACGAACCAGCCGCGCTGGCATGATCTCGCACCGGGCGCGCGGGTGCAGCTGCGCCCGCTGACGACGGCGCTGATGGTGGCGACGCGGAGCGACCCCGGCGTGGAAGCGATTCCCGAGGACGCTTCCGACGAAGAACGCGCCGTCGCCTTCGCAAAAGCGCTGGCGCGGAGGGCTGTGCTTGCATGGGAGGGTATTGGTGATGCGGACGGCAATCCAATCGACCCCAATCCCGACGCTGTCGATGCGCTTCTCGACATCTGGCCGATCTTCGAAGCGTTCCAATTGACCTACGTCTCAAAGGGCTTGCTGCTGGAACAGGAAAAAAACGTCTCCGCGTCCTCGCCGAATGGTCCTTCGGCGGGGGCGAGCGCTACTGCGACGCGTGCCAAGCGACCTGCGAAGACTGCCCGGCGCGGCTGAACCGACCCACCACCTTTGAAGGCTGGCAGGTCTGGGACCTGATCGGCCGCCTCGGCGGTCAGCTGCGCGTGCTGCCCGGCGCGGTGATCGGCTGGGATATGTCGGCCGCACTTTCACTCGGTGATGCGCTGGGCATCCCGCCCGTCGCAATGGCCGAACTGCTGCCCGTGATCGAGGCAGTGATGGTCGCCAAACTCAACGAACAGATGGAACATTCCCATGGCTGAAAAACGTGTCAGCGTCCGCCTTGCAGCGGTGGGCGGGCGACAGGTGCGCGCCGAGCTGGAAGGCGTCGGCGAGGCCGGATCGCGTGGTTTCGGGCGTTTGTCACGCGAGATGGAAGCGGCGAATGCCCGAATGGCGGCCTTCTCGCGTCGGGTGAAGGTCGCGGCGGCCGCCGCTGTTGTCGCCGCCGCTGCTGCTGGCGTGGCGATGGTCCGCTCGGGTTTGCAGACTGTCGACGCGCAGGCCAAGCTGGCACAATCGCTCGGCACGACGGTCGCCTCAATCCAGACGCTGGAGCGCGCGGGTGAACTCGCGGGCGTCTCCATCTCCGGCATCGAACAGGCGACGAAGGATCTGACGCGACGGCTCAGCCAGGCGGCCGCCGGGACCGGCCCAGCCGCTGATGCGCTGGACCGGCTGGGGCTGTCTGCGTCCGACCTGATTGCGCTACCGCTGGACCAGCGTGTGGGTGCGATCAATGCGGCCATCGAGAACTTTGTGCCCACCGCCGAACGCGCGGCCGTCGCAGGACAGCTTTTTGGCGAGGAAGGCTCCATCGCCATGTCGCGGATCGACACCGCGACGCTGCGACAGGCGACGGAGGATGTTCTGGCCTTCGGTGTGGTCGTCTCTGAACAGGACGCCGACCAGATCGAACGCACCAATGACGCAATCTCGCGGCTCGGGCTGATCTGGCGCGGGCTGTCGAACCAGCTGGCGGTCGCTGCAGCACCTGCGCTGGAAGCCGTGGCTGACGCCATGGCAGCAATCGCGAGCCGCACCGGGCCGCTGGGCATCGCCATTCGTGGCCTGTTCGACAACATTGGCCGCCTGACCACCTACGCCGCCACCTTTGTGGGTTTTCTCGCCGGGCGCTGGGTTGCGGGGATGGCGGTTGCTGCACTCTCCGTGCGCGGTCTGGCCACGGCGCTTGTCCTGCTGCGGGGTGCTCTGATCCGCACCGGCATCGGGGCGCTGATCGTTGGCGCGGGCGAGCTGGTCTATCAGTTCACGAAACTTGTTGCGGGCGCAGGTGGCTTTGGGGCCGCGATGGGGCTGATGGGCGATGTTGCCAAGGCCGTCTGGGACGGTATCAAGGCCACCGCCGGATCCTTCGCGGATGATTTTCGAGCACTGGGCGCTGATATCGAGCGCATCTGGACCCGGCTGATGGCGTTCCTCTCGACCAAATGGGCGGATTTTCTCGGGAAGATCGGCCCCACCTTCAATGCCGTGGCCGAGGAGATCGGTGTCGACAGCCGGATCGATTGGTTTGGGGCCATGTCCTATGCTTCGATGCTGGAGCACGCCGCCAGTAACGCCGGGCACAGGGCCGATAGCTACCGCGAGCGTGCGGCGGCAACCCGCGCCGGGGCATTTGACGGGGTAGGCCCGGCCTTGCAGGCACTGGGCGACGCCATGTCGGGCGGCGATGAGACCGGCAGCGACGCGCTGGATGAAGCCACCGCTGCGGCGAAGCGGTTTGAGACCACGCTCAATGCTGCCGGGCGGGCGGCGACGGATGTAGGAACTGCTGCAGGGGCTGCGGTCGCTGCGGCCAAACCCGATACCGAGGCCGCCGTTTCGGGCTGGCAGGCGGTCACCACCGCGCTGTCAGATTATGCGAGCAAGGCCCGCGATATCGGCGGGGACATTGGCCAGAGCCTCGTCAGCGCGTTCCAGTCGGCCGAAAACGCAGTTGGCGAGTTCGTGAAGACCGGCAAGCTGAAGTTTGGCGATCTGGTCACCTCGCTGATTGCTGATCTCGCAAAGCTCGGGGCGCGCAAGTTCATCCTCGGGCCGATCGCCAACGCGCTCTCGGGCGCACTCGGCGGCGTTGGCGGCGCTGGCGGGATCTTCGCGAACATCCTGCATGCGGGCGGTATGGTCGGGGCGACTGGACCCTCGCGGATGGTCCCGGCCATGGCGTTTGCAGCCGCCCCACGCATGCATTCCGGTGGCGTCGCCGGTCTGCGCCATGACGAAGTCCCGGCAATCCTGCAGCGCGGCGAGCGGGTGCTGTCGCGGCGCGAGGCACAAAGCTACGGCGCTGGCGGCAATGTCAACGTCACCATCATGGCGCGCGACGCCGAGAGCTTCCGGCAATCGCGCACGCAGGTCGCAGCCGACATCGCCCGCGCGGTGTCGCTCGGGCGGAGGGGCATGTGATGGCGTTTCACGAGGTCCGGTTCCCCGACAATATCAGCCGGGGCGCACGCGGCGGGCCGGAACGCCGCACCCAGATCGTCGAACTGGCCAGCGGCGATGAGGAGCGCAACGCCAGCTGGGCAAACTCGCGCCGCCGGTATGATGTCGCCTATGGCATCCGTCGCGCTGACGATCTGGCGGCGGTCGTGGCATTTTTCGAGGCGCGGAACGGCCGCCTGCATGGCTTCCGGTTCAAGGACTGGGGCGACCACAAGTCCTGCCTGCCCTCGGGCACGCCATCGCCGACCGATCAGGCGATTGGCACCGGAGATGGTGCGGTGACCGCGTTCCAACTGGTAAAGGGGTATGTCTCAGGCGCGCAATCCTGGACGCGCGCCATCGCCAAGCCAGTGGTGGGAACCGTGCGGATTGCGCTTTGCGGGGTGGAGCAGCCCTCCGGCTGGTCGGTCGATACGACCACTGGCCTCGTCACCTTTAGCTCCGCGCCCGGCGCTGGCGTCGCGATCACCGCAGGGTTCGAATTCGACGTGCCGGTCCGCTTTGACAGCGACGCGCTCGATGTGACGCACGACCTCGAACGACTGGGCTCGATCACGTCAATTCCGCTTCTGGAGATCCGTAGATGAAAAATATGAACCCTGACCTGCAGACTCATCTCGACGAGGGCACGACGACGCTCTCTTGGTGCTGGCGGATTGCCCGCGCAGACGGCGTAAGCTTCGGCTTCACCGATCATGACGTGACGCTGAGCTTCGACCGCACCGATTTCGAGCCGGAAAGCGGGCTCACGGCCTCCGAGGTCCGTTCGGGCTCCGACCTGTCGGTCGATGCGCAGGATGCCGAAGGCGTGCTGACCTCGGACCGGATTACCGAGACCGACATTCTCGATGGCCGCTGGGACAATGCAGAAGTCGAGGTTTGGCGCGTGAACTGGGCGGATCCCGCACAACGGGTGCTGATGCGCCGTGGGGCCATTGGACAAATTCGGCGCGGGCGTCTGGCCTTCGTGGCCGAAGTGCGCTCGCTTGCCCATGTCCTCGGCCAGACGGTGGGACGAACGTTTCAGGCGACCTGCGATGCGGCACTTGGGGATGCGCGCTGCGGAGTTGATCTTGATGATCCGGCCTTTAAAGGCCCGGGCACCGTCCTCGATCTCTTGCGCGACCGCGCCTTCACCGCCTCGGGCCTCGGCGGCTTCGCCTCCGGCTGGTTCACATTCGGCACGGTCGAATGGACCAGCGGGGTCAATGCCGGGCGACTGGCTGAAATCATCGCGCATGACGTTACAGACGGCATCGCGGTGCTGACACTTCTCGAAGCGCCCGTACGCGCCATCACCGAGGCTGATACGTTCAACATCCGCGCGGGCTGCGACAAGCGCATCGAGACCTGCGCCGCGAAGTTCACAAATACCATCAACTTTCGTGGCTTCCCGCACATCCCCGGCCAGGATGCCGTGCTGCGCCACGCCACGAAGGATGGTGGGCACGAGGGTGGTGTGCTGTGAGTAATGCCGTTTCCGGTGCCAACCCCACGCGTGTCATCGCCATCGCGCGATCCTGGCTCGGGACGCCGTATCACGATCAGGCCAGCCTGCGGGG